CATTAATGAAAATGAAGACTATTTAACCACTGCTCAGACGTTGACGATTTATAAATATCTATCTGAGAATGGCAAAGAAAGATTTAACAACATCGTTGAAAATATATTAATAGAATTTTATGAAGATTTTTAAATAAAAGGAGGATAATATGAAAAGAAATATTACGTTGACAAAAAAAGTTTATAATGATGGTATAATTTTATACACTTCAAATCAAAAAAGATTTGTTGTGCAGTTTATGGTTGAGAACGAAGGTTTGAGTATGCCTTTATGTATGGTAAATATTTATCATACAAATAACACAGAAATAAACAGGCAACAACAAAAAGTCTCTAAAGAGCAAATAAAAACTTTAGAGAATGAGTTTTTGAAGTATAAAGAAATAAATGAATTACCAAATGAAGTAACAGTTAATATTGAATTAGCAAGTATATAAAATAAGGAGGCTTTTATGAGAAAAAATAACTTTAATATGAGTACAACAGGAGTAAACTTAGAAGTCAATCTACATAAAGATATTGACTCAGGAGCGTTTTATTTTTACGATAGTTTCAAAAGAATTGGTGATAGAAAATTTGTTTATACAGACTGTGGCAATCTATCGGGTGAGTTTGACGATAATGCAGAGTATGATATAATAGAAACAAGGGGCTATTGTCAAGGTGACTATGCAGAAGTTTATATAAATATTGAAGAGTTTGAGAGCGTAACGGGAGCAGAATATAATAGGGAGTTACTCAAACAAGAAATAGATAACCTATTTTGGGATACTCCGTTATGTTTTAAAGTGTATATTGATAACGATATTGAATATTATAGTGATTTAGATGGCAGTTATGATATTGATGCTTATGATAAACAAAAAGAAATTAATAGTATAATTGAGTTTGTAAATAAATACTATTCTGAGCGAAATATAAACTTAGAAGTATTAAAGAATGAATTAGATAAATTATTACCAAAAGATTTGTATGGATTAGAATATTTTTAAATAAAAGGAGGCTTTATATGAAAAAAATTAGAGTAGAAAAAACAAAAAAAGGTTTTGCCGCACTTTGGGAAAGTGGCGGCGGCTACAAAAATACAGGAGAAGCTACTATTGTAACGGACAAGGACGGTCAGCCAAAGAAGTCCATCTATGTTAGGCGTAGAGGAGAGCTCGCAAATGGGGAGCATGCCCTTATCCCGATTTTTGTTGGCGACCACATCATAGAGTCCAACCAACACAGGGGCGACTTCGAGATTTCCATTTACAGAATCACGGGAATCTCGAAAGAAGAGGCGTCGATAGAAAAAATTGCGGGGTTTTCCAATGATGAATGGGATGCAGAATTCCCCGACTTCCTCGAGGTAGCAGTACAAGTAGCTATGATAAAGGCGACCTGCTACCATTGCAGGGCACCACACTATATAAAGACCTGAGCAAGTCTTTAAACTGCTCAATAAAATTGGGACAACAACACAAAAGAGAAAAATTGAAATGGATATGCGAGTAGATGCTGGCTATATAACAATAAAGATAAAAATGGAGGGCTAAAATGAAAAGATTTGTTTTAAAATATAACAATGTAGGTATAAACGGATTTGTAGAAGACAATGAATATTTTTATCAGCATCCACTGACTAACCAACCATTGTGGGATATAAAGCAAGTGTTGAGGGGGTGGCAGGAAATAGAAGAAGAGAAGAATAAAAGCTGGTATGAATTAATTAACCTGGCAAAGAATGATGAAATATTAGATGAATATATTAGGGACTGTTCAGAAGATGAGATTGTGTTTGTTGATTATAGTACTAAAGAATATTGGTATAAGAGGGTAAAATGAGAATAGCAGAATTTATATTATTGCTTGCTGTGGTATTGGCTTTTTGTGTTATTGTTGGGTATGGTGTATACACAACAACAAAGCTTGATGCACTTGCTAAACAAACGTTTAAGCAATTAGAGCAGACAAGTAGGGATTTGGACAATCTATCAAGTGAATTACAAAGAGCACTTGATGATTTAGACAAGCAAATAAAGAGAAAAATGAATAAATAAAGGGGGCTATAATGAGATGTATTGCATGTAATGAAATAATTGAAGATACATATATCAGAATTTCAGGGCAGGATGAATACTGTCACGAATGTATGTTTGAAGTGACAAAAGTCCTTGAAGGTGTAGAGGAAGAGGAAGTGGAGTTCATTTCTATTGATGATTTAGAGGATGAGATTTAAGGATAAAACATGATAAGTAAAACAGATAAAGAGTATATATTACAGTTAGCAGAGAAACAGGAAGATGGCATAGAATATCGCTATAACTGTTTTATCTGCGGGGATAACAGGAAGAGATTGTATATTAAAAAAAATTTAACTAAAGTATATGTTCACTGCTTTAATGGTGGATGTAAACTGCAAGTAAGAGGCTTGGTGTTATCTATCTATCGCGACTATAAAGACTTGATAGATAAAGATGTTAAATTAAATACTAAGCAGGTAAACAATTTAAACTTGCACCGTAAATTACCCCAAAAAGCAGTTAACTATCTGTTAAAATACTTAGATAAAAACACTATTGAAAATCTCAATAATAAGGGTATCATACTGTATGAGTATGAATTGGATAGATTGATGTTTAAATGCAGAGGTGGATACACAGGCAGAAGTCTTGACAGTAAACCTAAATGGATAAAATACGGAGCTGAATATTTCATAATCGGGAATGAATACCTGAAGACAAATAATAAGATTGTTTTGGTGGAAGATTGTATAAGTGCCATTAAAACGTCAAAATCGGCTCGCTGTTGCACGATGGCACTGATAGGTATACAAATACCTTTGAAACTGAAACATCGCATTATAGCTCAAAATATGGCGTCTGAGAGGCATATAGTTATTTGGCTTGATAAAGACTCGGCAGGGATAAAAGGAATGCTGAAAGTTAAGAGGGAGTTAGAGGCATTCCTGAAATGTAGTGTAGTTTATAAGCCTGAGCCTAAGCTGTGCTCAGAAAGAGAAATCAAGGAGGCTTTGATATGAATGCAAATATAGTGTTACTTAGATTACTTACTGAAGATGAATACTATACCAAATACAGAGATTACATAGATGTATCTTCAGTATCAGAAGAGGAAAGAATAATTATAAAGATTATAGATTATATATTTAAAAATAATAAATCTATAAAATCTATAAATAAAGAATTATTAATAAGTATCTTTAATGATAATTATAATAATAAAGAAAAAGAATTTAAAGATAATATATATAATATAATATATAATATATATAATATAAATTATAATCTTAAAGATTATAATTTAATTATAATTAATATTATAAAGAAATATATATTAAATAATATTATTAATAAATCTATTGAATTAATAGAAAATAAAGATACTTATGATTTAGATACTTTAGATACACTACTTCAGGATTACAAAAGTAAAGTGCTATTGCTTACAGAGGAAGAGAATAACATTGTGTCTGATGATATTGATATAATTCTGGAAACTGAGGCTGACGACTCTGGGTTTGACTGGTTTTGCGATGAAATGAATAATGCTCTGGGTAAATGCAAAGGCGGTGATTTAGGTTTGATTGTCGCAAATCCCGACACAGGCAAGACTGCCTTCATTCTGACTGTAGCAATGGGACTACTGAAGTCAGGGGCAAAGGTATTGCATATCAACAACGAAGAGAGAGGAAGCAAGGTAAAGCTCAGGGCTATTGAAAATTTATGTGAGATGACAAAAGCAGAAATAGTTAGTAATAAAGATAAAGTTCAGGAAACTATTGATATTTATATGAAAGGTAAATACTTTTTATATGATTTAGTTTCTGTTAGTATCAGAGAGATTAAAACTCTAATAGAGAAACATCAGCCTGACATTGTTATCATTGACCAATCAAGCAAAATCAAGGTAGGTAAGCAAGACAGAAACGACTTGACTCTTACTGAGATATACAAAGGGCTGAGAGAGTTAGCAAAAAATTATAATGTGCATATTATAGGTGTATCTCAGGCTGATAGCTCAGCTTATGATAAAGAATGGCTCAGCATGGATAATCTATTTGGCTCTAAGGTAGGTGTTCAGGGTGAGCTTGATTACATCATAGGCATAGGTAAAAATACATCAGATGCGAGTAAAGAGAATTGGAGATATTTATCTTTTCCTAAGAATAAATTAACAGGTAATAATAGTGCAAGAGTAATTTTAAGACTTGACAAAAGCAAATCAAAGTACTATAATAGTTTATAGAATAAAAAAGAGGTGCTTTATGAAGTTTAAAGTAGGCGATAGAGTCAAGGTGAAAAGTTTAAGCTCTCTGAAGAGAGAGTTTGGTTTGGATGAGTATGATGCACCAAACACATCATTAGAATTTACTCCTCAGATGGAGAAACTCTGTCTTTAGATGAATACAAGTATGCAATGGCAGGTGTCTATTCAACATCTGTCAATGAAGATACAGTAGACGAAGCACCTATGGCATATAAACCAATAGAAGAAATAGAAGCAACCATAAAAGATACAGTTGAGATTTTGGAAAGGATATATCCAGTTTACAATTTCAAAGCCAATTAGTTATAGAATTTTCAAGAAAAAAACGAAAATGAGAGGTGATAAAATGAAGTATTATCAGGTTGGAAGCAGAAATTTTTTAAAAAAGGAAAATGCGTTTAAGTATGCTCGTAAATTACTCGAAGAGGAAAAATCAAGAACAAAAATAGTAGAGATTGGGCGGGAAACAAGTTATTATAAGGTAGTCAGGTATTGTGTGGAAGTTCGATGGAAGGAACACCGTGTTGAGGTTGGCGAGAATAAGGTTGCATTGTATGGTGTGCCAGAAGGACGAGAAATTAAGGAAATAGAAGAAACTACAGATGAAATAAAGGAGCCCGGTAAACCTTACAAGCCACGTGAAACGAATTATTTTACAGAAGTATTATCAGACTGGCATCCACTTTATACGTATTTAGATAGGTATAAAGCATATTCACCGAAAAATGAACTTTACATGAGAGAGATGAAGGAAGAATTTATTGAAAGTATTTATATTGAGGAGATGAATATCATTTTTGAAGATTGGGAGGAGTGCTTAGATATACGCAATTCAAAAAATATTTTTCTAACGGAGAATAAGGAATGATAGGCTTTCAAAATAAAAATAATTAAAGGAGGATTCTTATGAAATTTAATGTTGGTGATAAAGCGAAAGTAAGAAGCTTAGAGGCAATGAAGAGGGAATTTGGCTTAGGGGAGTATGACGAACCGAATACTTCCCTTGAGTTTAGTCCACAAATGGAAAGGTTTTGTGGGCAAGAGGTCACTATCGCTGAAGTTTATACTAAGTTCTATAAAATTGAAGAAGACTTAAGATATAATAAATGGAATGATGAAATGTTAAAGGAGGTTTAATATGAAAGAGAAAGCAGTAGAAAGTATTTACCTGAAATTCTGGTGGCAAACTAATTCAATAAGAGCTGTTGTGTTCTATGACAAGGAAACATTAGAACCAATAGCTATGGACATCATTGAGATTAATGGTGAGAAAAGCAGTAATATACCGTTGCACGCATTGGTAATGATTGAGGATATGTTGTGTAGGTATTTTGACAATGAATTAGAAATGCTTATCAAAGAGCAATTGTTTTTAGGAGGGGGGAAATGACTTACCCAATAGACTTAGTAATAGAAGACATTAGGGGCTGGGATTTCCAGCTCCAAGCAACAATAGATGAAAGAGAGGAATACATTTATACCAACATAGGAAGACAAAAAATCAGTGTTATATATGTAAAAGACATCTACATCTACGGAATGAGAAGGACTTGGGATGGGTGGTTTAAAGTAAACACACCATTCCGAAAAAAGATGGCAAGATACTTTGAAAAGAAATGGTTTGATGACATAGTAGAACAAATTTATAGGGTTATGGAATGAGATACATAGTGCTTGATATAGAAACTGATGGTTTAAACCCGAGACAAGATGCTCTTGTGTCTTGTGCTTTTTATGCACAGAATAAGAGTTTATTCTTGCCTGTTTACCACCCTAAGTCAGACGCACTGCCTAAGCAAAGCTTGGGTAAGATACAAGAAATTATAAACAACAATGACTTGTTAGTAGGGCATAACATTAAGTTTGACTTTCAGTTTCTACAGCATTATAACATAAAGTTTTATGATAAAGATGTGTGGGATACAGGCATAGCTGAGTATATACTTACAGGGCAACAAGCTAAGTTTATATCACTAAAAGATTTAGCAATAAAATATAAAGTTAAAGAAAAAGTTGAGTTAGATTTAGTAGAAACAAAAGCAAGTGAGCATACACTTTCTATATTGGAAGAGAGAAATGTAGGTGATGTAGAGACCACTGATGCTATATTTAGGAAGCAATATGTTAAGGCTAATATGTTAGGATTAACTAACCTAATAATATCTATATCAAATTTCTCTAAAGTATTGGCTGATATAGAGTATAATGGTGCGAAGATAAATACTGATTTACTTAATAATATGGATGTTAAACTTAAATCAGAAATAGAGTTTATAGAAAATAAAATGAAAGAGATATGTGAAGTAGATTGGATAAACTTTAATAGCTCTGAACAACTATCTGCTGTCCTGTTTGGCGGAACTATTATGGTTGGTGGGTATTCTTTAAGATACAAGACACTTAAATCTGGTGAGCTTAAAATGTATAAAAGAAAAGATAAAGTTCCTTTTGTTGTTACTGGTTTAGGGTTTAGCACAAGACATTCTGAGAAGACAAAAGATGGATATTGGAGTGTTTCTGACAATGTTATTAAACAATTAAAAGGTAGAACAAAGATACAAAAAGAGTTTATAGAACTATATAAGAGATGGAGAAAACTACAAACTATTCAAGAGAAATATACAAGTAAATATTTAGAAAGATTAGACAATGGTTTTGTGTATCCTCAATTCAACCAAACATCCACCAACACAGGTAGGTTGTCTTGTAACAAACCTAACATACAACAGATACCAAGACCAGACGAGGAACTACAGGACTACAATATCAAGGACTTATTTGTAAGTAGATATCCTAATGGGGTTATTCTTGATGTGGATTTTTCTCAGTTAGAGTGGCGAGTGTGTGCTTATCTTTGTCAAGACCCTGTTATGATACAAGAAATTAAAGGAGGTGTAGACGCACACAAACAGAATGCGAGTATAGCTTTTAATATACCTGTTGAGCAGGTAACAAAGCAACAAAGACAGATTGCTAAGATGGTTTCATTTGGGCTGATATATGGGCAGACTGCTTATGGGTTAGCATTAAGACCAGATATACCAATCAATAGTCCTGACGAGGCACAAGCAGTCATTGATGCTGTGTATGGTAAGTATAAGAAACTAAAAGAGTGGCACGATAGATTATATCTACAAGCTATGAATACCAAGAAACTCGTCAGCCCATCAGGTAGATGGTTTAGGTTTATTAACCCCGCTAATGAGGTTACAAAGATTAAAAACTATCCTGTGCAGTCATTAGCTACTGCTGATATTGTGCCTTTAGTATTACACAGAGCTTGGCTCACAATTAAAATGAAAGGCATTAAAGCAGTGCCTATAAACACTGTTCATGATTGTATTGTGTATGATTGCTTTAGCGAGATTGAAGCACAACAGGTAGCTAAAATTGTAAAGACTTATATCTTTAAAGCAGAGATACTTTTAGATAAGTATTTAGGAATTAACTTTAATGTGCCTCTTGATAGTGAGGCAGAGATGGGTAAGTGCTGGGGTAAAATGGAAGAGATGGAGGTGGAGATATGAAATATAAAGATAAAAAAAAAGATGTTGACATTCAAATCTAATAATGATATAATAGTAGTATAAAAAATAAAGGAGGAAGCTATGGCAATTAAAGGC